TCTGGACCTTGGCGAAACATTTGTTTAATCACCCACCCAGTGCCCAAGTGGCGGAATGGTAGACGCAGGGGATTCAAAATCCCCCGCCTTCACGGGCGTGTGAGTTCGAATCTCACCTTGGGCACCACTTATCCGTCTAAATCATTGTTTTCATTGATTTTACGAAACAAGTTAGCGTTTCAGGTACTTATTCAGGTACTTATTTGATTTCTGTTGCAGCAAAGACATACCGCAAGAATTTAATTTTTCTGCTATGCAGACAACGGATTAAATATCCATCTCACTCTGCTTCGTTTTAGGGTCAATATCTGCCCTCCAAACGATTTCTTGTTCTCTGCGATCATTAAATGCGAAGAATGCATCAAACTTATTTATGGTTTCTTCGTACACCATTGGCTGTGCGTTCTTGATGCCTCGGTGACCTTCTGCAAAACCCTCTGCAACACTTCTATCTGCCGTCCAGCAAATACCGTCCTGACGGCCCTTTGTGCAGCCTCTGTAAATAGTCAATTTCTCAGGTAATGAATTGAACCAATCGCGGTCATACATGTGCAAGGTATCTTCGACCTTAACATTTTTCTGAATGAAGATTTTCTTGAACTCATCATTCCATTTGTAGAAGGCATCACAAGATGTCCAATTTGCTTTGCACAATTCTACAATGTCAGCTCCTGTTTGAACGTGGATGGCTAGCATAACCTCTGCACGATCCTCGCTTTCCAAACCGATGCCAGTGAGCTGGTAATTATCTTCATTTAACCACCACGCTGCAAAATCATGGCCACTGTATTTTCGTAGTAAGTTTCTACGCAGCGATAGGCGGCGGTTCATCATTTTACGAACAGCTGCAACATCGATGTTTTCAGCATCTGTAATCGCTGCCCATTCTTCACCCAGCTTTTTAAATGGATTAGGTTTTGGCTCAACTTTTTCTGTCATCTTTTGACGCCAGCTTTTGTATTAAAATCCCACTTAGCCATCTTATTCATTTGATCCGTTCTATCGTTGTGCATTTTCCACATGCTATCTCCTAGCTTCCAAACGACATACTGAGTTAGTTCGCGTAATTTAAAAGCCATGTATAACAAGATTGCGATTACCATAACCTCAAACCAGATACCCACTTTACTGTTCTCCTTTAAAATTTTTAAAATTTAACACAACTAAGGGGTTTCCCCTTATTGAGACTATCCGAACCTTAACTGTCTGTTCCAGTAAATTTGGGTGAAAACATGACAGATAAAGTATGGCTCACCGACGTTGAGGTCGGCACTAGATTTGGCTCAACACGCCAGTGGGTTTGGTCACAAGCGCGGACGAACCCGAAGTTTCCACAACCTGTAAAGCTATCCACGCGTTGGTCGCGCTGGAGCCTGCAGGAAATCGAAGCATTTGAGCAGGAGGCGATGTCAGCCCGTGGTTAATGCATCACAGAGAGGCCGCAGCAATCAGCGCAAAGGCGGATACCATGAGCGCAAGAACGGTAAGCGGTTAGGGTAGCTGACTGGACTGACGTTTGAGCGCAATCTAGACCAGCTTAGGGAGGCTGACCATCTGGGTGATTTGATTTGCACGGATGCGGATTTCCCATTTGTGATTGAAAACAAGTATCGCTCCAAAGGTAATGGCATTCCAGCAGGGGCGTGGGAGCAAGCCTGTAGAACCGCGCACAAGACACAACAGTGGCCCTCAGTCGTGTATCAGAATGGCCGTGTTGCACCGCGCTGTCGCGTTCCTCTGGCAGTCATAGGATGTGCGCAGGGTGGGCATGACCTTATACCTTTCGGCACAGCTGACCTATCAATGGAAGACTATGCTGAACTTGCACTTCAGCTAATGCGTAACAAGAGATTTTGAGCTAAGGGACCCCTATAAAGGGAAATCACTTCTGTCCCCCTATCGAAGGACAGCGAAGTTATCCTTCATGGCGGTAGGTGTCCGTCCCTTTACATATCGGAACCACCGCCATCACTGCAGCAAGACATAGAGAGAAACCAAATGCGCCCGTAAGGGCGTTTTTTTTTGGCTTTTTTTTTGGTGAGTTAAGCAACTGAAAACAAACGACTACGTTCAATAAATTACCAAGTCATCACTTTGTCAGACCAATCATTCTTTGTGCATTACCAGAGTGTTACTGAGACTTACTCACCTAACCAAAGCCAATCTTGTTGCATCTGAAACGCCCCGCTTGGGGCCAAAAGGAGAGCAAGACATGGAACCTACTGCGGGTCACATTACGGACGGTTATAAGCCACGTCCACAGTTAAAAATATCGGCTTATGTTGAGCCAGAGGTAAAGACTGCGCTTGTCATCGCTGCGCAATCCTTCTGGTGCATCACACGGGCCACTCTGATGCTGCGCAGCACCGCGCAAGGGGTGCCTCTGAACTGCCTGCAGCGGTAGATCATGAGTTCCGCGTGGAACCCTTTGAGGAAGAGGGGATGCAGCTTCCCGCCACGCTGTTAACCAACACCAAAAGCAAAGATGCGGCACTGATGGAGCCTGTCATTTTTGATATGATCAGTGTTGGTCTTGGGGTTTGCGATGAGGATTTGAATGAGATCAACACGCTAGTTCCTGAGTTGCGTGGGCCGATGAGCGAAGAGGAAGTTCAAACCATCAATCCGATCACGGTTGTTGTTGATGAGGATCGTAAGTTGCGCCGCAAGGGTGACTTCAAAAAATCCGATCTCGTTCGTGAGGTTTGGATCACCTTAGATGGCAGTCGCAGAACGGCAGAACGCTGGGTGCGCAAGGCGATTGAAAGGGGGGAAATAGATGACTTCCCGAGATCGTAGTCTCCGTCAGATCGAGGATTTCCTTGAAACGCACCCAAATGCATCTGTTCGGGTCAAGTTTAGTGGCGATGACAATTACCGTAACTATCCGTCGGGTGACGTAAGGAACGACACTTTTTGCGACACCATGGATGGGGGTGTCGTTTTTGAGAATGACGAAACTGGAATTTGCGACACTGTTGCGACAGTTGAGCGACACCTGTCATTTTCAGAATGGTTTAAAATCAATATCTTAGATGATGGTAGCGACACTGTTGCGACACCTTCGACATCAAGTGTCGGTCGAGATGACCACGCGACAGCGGAACCCCAGACTAGAACCCCCTTAAGGGGGGTTCGTCTGGCTGCGGGTGACGCGCTGTCGGTTGATTGGGCTGATTTGGGTGAAAAACAATTTGAGCAGGCACTGCAAACAATCACCTGCCTCGAGGAGCTGAATGGCTTGGCCAATCGGCGGCGGGTGCTGCAACGCGATTGCAAGCAATGGTCTGAGGCGCAGCGCGGTTTGATCCTCATGCGCAAATTCATGTTGGAGAATGGCCATGGATGAAATCCGCTTAGGCAAGCTGATGCTGAAGTACGAACGCGAACAGGCAATCTTAGGAAAGCGGCCACCGCTGCCCTGTGACCTCCGCGTTAGGCTGAAGGAGTACAAGCGGCCAGATCGCACCAAAGATGTGCTGCACCACATCAACGCGCATAACGGCATCACCACGAAGCAATTGTTCGAGAAGGTCAACTTTTCCTACGAAGACTTTCAGGCTGCGCTGCGCACCTTGGTGAAGCGCGGGCAGGTGCTGGTGGGCCAACAGGGCCGCAGCAAGATTTATTTTCCGATGATCAAAGGACGGTGGCGATGCTGACAGAAGAGAAGCTGAAACGACTATGCACGCATGATTGGCGTACAACGATCAAGGCAGGCACTGATGCGGCAAACGACAAACGTCGCAAAGGGAGACGCGCATCGATGGCACCCACATCGCTTGGGAGTTGCTCCGAGACGCTGTTTCGGTGTCACGGGTGGCATACGCCGCACCGCCACGGTCTGGTTACCCACAGAAGTCTGCACTGCCTGATGGTGTGGATGAGGTCACGGCATGGCAATTGGTCAGCGCGTACTTGAAGGGCGAGATCGAAAATCTGCCATCCGCAGAAACAAAAGCACCACGCCCAACGGCGCAGCAGATCACGCGGGCAGAGATGATCTTGGAGTTGTGGCACCACGTGGCTTTGATGGAGAAGGGCGATCGCGACCGATTGAAAAAGGCGATATACTTAAAGGCCAGCGGTATGCGGCCAAGGGCCATTCGGGATCGCTTGGGGCTGAATTATCAGCAGCTTTGGAACGCACAAAAACAGGCGTGTTCAGACATCTGGGAAAAAATTTCGCAGTTATCGCAACTGGGGGGTTGATAAAACGTGAGATTATCCTGAGATTTTCACTAAGATTGGAAATCCTATGCTCGGATCGATCTTACCTTTCATCTGCTCGATACACGACCTTGACACCCATTGGGTCGTTTCCCTGTGTGGCGGCTGCTGAACTCCCAGTCGTCACACATCTTTTTCAGACGTTCGCTCCACGTCTTGTTTGTTTCTAAAATAAATCACGATCTCTGGTTCGCCACGATGGCCACAGTGGGAACAACGTGATTTTGATTTGATCTGTTCAATATCGTTGATGCCACGATCAATAAATTGCTGCACAGGTACGTTCTTGTCGTGGCGACATCCAATCGACTGAGGCACTGGGTTACGACGCAACGATAGGCGCAGACGGTTGGCCTATCGATCCAAGGCATCCAAGTGTCAATTAAATATGCTCTAGAAACTTAATATCGCGTACTGCACCGTCCCCCAGAACATTTAAACATTCCTGATATTCTGGGCTTTCATACCACTGCAATGCGACGTCGAGGCTTTCCCATACACCTACAACAGTACGCTCTTGTTGCCCGCTTTCTCGCAGTGCCACTGGATAACCACGCGCCAAAAATTGACCACCATATTTTTGTACTGTAGCTGGTGCGATAGCCGCGTAAGCAGCTAACTTTCCTTCATCAATGATCTCTTTGTAGGTCACGATAGTTACAACTTTAGACATGTTGGCCTCCTCTAGTGTTGTGTTAATTGTTAGGTAAACTCTGCTACAACTGCACTTCTGAATGCCTCAATTTTGACATTCAAAGATGTTACCATTTGTTTGAAGTCATCACGCTTTTGCCATTGTTGAATGACCTCTTGGCAAGCAGTGTATGCTTCTGCACTGGAATATTCATATTGGTGAGAGATTTTGATTAGATTTTCCTTATTCCAAACCTTACCTCTCACCAATCGTATGCAACCTTTTTCACGCAAGTCATCAAAAAACTCTTGGTCGCGTGTGTGCCAAAAATTAGACCAGATATTCAAATCTTGCTGAGAAGCAAAGGTAACAATGTTAGTGGATGTTAAAACGCATTCTTGTGTAGACATAATGATCTCCAATTACAAATTTAGAATATCTGTGATGGGGGGTGGGTCAATCACTAATACAAGTTACGGACAAACCGGCGTCCACTCTCGTCTTTTTCTGCGTTTACGGAAATTTTAGCTAGAAACGCACATCATCGCGATACGCGAAGTGTTCTTTTTCTGGTTGCATCCAATTCTTCAGCACAGAGCGTATGAAGATAATTTGAAATTCAAGGGGCAGATAGTCGGGTGCCCTGATCGGCCCGATAAAATCGGGATCATACTCTGACATAACGTTCTCCTTGTGTTGGCTTCCCTAGGGTCAATCAAACTTTACCGCTTGGTCAAATATAAACGTGCTTTGTCCAGTTTTAATCAAAGTTATGCCTTAATTTTGTGCGGTCTTCGTCAATATCTGCCCAATATTTTAACATTAAAATCGGACACAATTATCCATGTCGCAGAAACGTCGAACAGATAAATCCAGCACGACTGCAGCTGTCCAAGGTTTCGCGGGTATGATGTCTGATGTGCCGTTACCTGATGGGATCGAACTGCGAACAGATTTAGAGCGTATAATCTGGCATCAGTTTTCACGCGCCCGCGCACGCGAAGATTGGCGCGATATGGATCTAATCTTGCTGGCTAAAATAGTGCGCATGGAAGCCGATATTCGTACTGCTCAAACAGAGTTAGACGAAGTCGGAATGATGGTCGAAAACAAGCGTGGGACACCAATCCCTAATCCGCTGTTGTCGGTCATTGATACACTCGAACGAAGGCAGCTTGCGGTCATTCGCAGCATGTCCCTCAACCAAACTGCTTCCGATCCCCGAACACTCAATGGCTTTGCAAAGCTAGAAACGAAAGCACGTTCAGCGATTGCAAAGGTCGAAGCAGACGATTTGATCGCTAGGCCGCAGTAAGTTAATCTCCGCCGAACTCAAAGCTAGCATACAGTTCACAAGTGAAAGTATTACTTTTGGGAGCTAACTTATCGCGTAATGGGATCACTTCTCTCTTTGCCCATTCGTCAACAATTTTAAAATCTTCAACAGACTGAGCTGTTAAATAGGCAGTATGCCTACACGGATCAGCGACATCTGTGGCAATTTCGACGGTAAACTTATCACTTAGCTTTCCATCAAATTCAGACCATTTTTGCTTAAGTATAATTATAAACATTTCACACTCTTGAGCATCTTTAAATGTGTTCGTTATTGTTCGTCTGATCTCTGGCATGAAAGTGTTCCTTACTGTCTGATAGGAAGATACCATAAAAATGACGACACGCGGAGAAAAGGTTTGCCAGTTCATCGAACGCTACTGCTTGATCCCAGAAGGTAGCAAAGTTGGCCAGCCGATAAAGTTGTTAGACTTTCAGCGTAAGTTTGTTCTCGACGTATACGATAATCCAGCTGGCACGTCCCGCGCTTATCTTTCGGTGGCTCGGAAAAACGGTAAGTCGGCACTGATTGCAGCTATCGTCCTTGCTCACTTGGTGGGGCCAGAGGCCAAGCAGAACAGCCAGATCATCAGCGGTGCGCGGTCACGCGATCAGGCGTCTTTGGTTTTCAAACTTGCTGAAAAGATGGTCAGACTGTCGGATGAGCTAACAAAAATTGTGCGTATTGTCCCAAGTCAGAAGTCATTGGTCGGTTTGCCCTGTAACGTTGAATATAAAGCAATCTCTGCTGAAGCGGGGACCGCGCATGGCTTATCCCCTACCTTAGCCGTGCTTGACGAAGTCGGGCAGGTGCGTGGTCCTCACGATCCGTTCGTGGAGGCTATTGAAACGGCGCAAGGTGCGCATCATCAGCCCCTGTTGATTGCCATCAGCACCCAAGCCGCCACGGACGGTGACCTATTCTCATTGTGGTTAGACGATGCCGCAAACTCAGCTGATCCACGTATCGTGTCGCATCTCTACACCGCGCCAAAAGATTGCGAACTGTCAGACCGCAAAGCATGGGCGGCTGCGAACCCCGCTATGGCGCAGTTTAGATCACAAACAGATATTGAAGACTTTGCTGCACAGGCCGAACGGCTCCCAGCAAAGGCCAACAGTTTCCGTTGGCTATACCTTAACCAACGGATCGAGGCGCAATCGCCATTCCTTTCTCGGGCAGAGTGGGAGGCCAACAACGCGTCTCCCAACGTCGAGCACGGAGATTATTGCTTCGCAGGATTGGACTTGTCAGCTAGCCGTGACCTCACGGCTCTCGTTTTAGTTTTTCCCAAAGCGGACAAGTTTCACATACAGCCTCATTTTTTCCTTCCGTCTGATGGGCTGCGTGATAAATCCCAAGCGGAGAAAACGCCTTATGATCTTTGGGCCGACGAAGGATTTCTGCACACAATAGATGGGCCAGTCATTCAGCCTGCTGTTGTGGCACAGACCGTTGCGGAACTTGCTGAAACTTATGACCTGCAATTGCTTGCGTATGACCGCTGGCGCATCAACGATTTCCAGCGCGAGCTGGATAACATTGGTGCGCAGATACCGATGAAAGCATTCGGGCAGGGGTTTCGTGATATGTCGCCTGCGGTAGATAAATTGGGACGCTTAGTTGCGGAACGGAAGTTACACCATGGCGGAAACCCGATCTTAAACATGTGTGCGGCGGGTGCAGTTGTGCAATCCGATCCTGCTGGAAACAGAAAGCTGCACAAAGCAAAAAGCTACTCAAAAATCGATGGGCTAGTTGCTCTTGCGATGGCGTTAGGGTGCATGAGTGCGGACGATTTAATACAGCCGACGTCGCCGTGGGATGATCCAGACTTCAAGTTGGCTGTTTAGTGTGGACAGAGCAAAACGAGCATCGTGACAAAATCTAATTTACCACCAAGCATTGTAACATCTAGCTTTTTGGCTCTGTCATCATTTAATAGCAATACGGAGTTGACCATGTACACGGTGTCACTGCTGTAATGCGCCCAGTACCCACCACCTAAATCTTCTTTTAACAAAAGGTTAAAAATTTGTGGTGCTTGGTTGGGCATGCTTACTGCCAAAGTATCTTCATTAACGGTTAAGAACACATCACCTGTTGGGAGAGCGTCACCTGCCATTTTTTGGGTTCACCGTCTGCTTCGTAGAGCATCGCGCTCTGCATTTCACAAGTGTACGATCTTGCGGCGGCGGTTTGGCTTACTGAAATCAACGCAAGCACGAAAAATAAAATCAATCTCATTATAAACTCCTTAAGCACAGGAAACCACACCATGGGTCTGTTTGACAACTTTTAAGACGGGAGCGCAGACGACTTGATACAGCGGACGTTGCCGTGGCATGATCCTGACTACAAGTTAGCAGTTTAATTGTTGTTAAACATGAGTCGCTAGGTACCAAACAAATATTGGTAATTCAGGAAACAACACAATAAATGCCAAGGCAAAGCGTTGCAATCTTGGATTAGTGAAACTCTGCGTATTAGCTAAATCTAATAGCCTAACAGTGCGCAATTTCTGCGTTA